AAACGTACTATCATCAACATCGCTGTTGCCCAACGCACCACTGCGCCAAAAGTGCCAATTCATTCTTTTTAGTTTTTCTTTGTCATGCCATATGTCCCAAGGACTGTCTACTAGATTACTTCCACAATGCATGCGATTCTCTTGCTGAAAGTAATTGCTGACACTATTATATGTGTGTGACTTATCAATGACACCCAGTGGATTATCAACATATTTGTATTTGTAATCAAACTTTTCTAACACCGTATGAAAGTCTTTGTACTCATCCAACATGGAGATATTACAGAATCGGATGAATAAATCTTCAAACTCTTTCTTTGTTATTTCTTTAATAGGAAAAGGAATCTTGTTATCAACAATATAGTTAGCCAATTCTTCTTTTATATCTTCCTTACTATATTGTTGTATGAGTGCATTCCATTCATCATTTTCGATGCGTGGTATTCCTCTTTGATCTACATGGGTACTAATGTATTGTGCAACAATTGGATTTGCCATATCAATATTATATATTGATGAATTACTGAAGTCAATAAAAAACGGGCTGTTCCAGCCCGTTCTTTAATTTGAATAAATCAAATTAGAAACTAAAACGTATACCTGCACCCCAAGCATCTTCCTTGATATCTTGGTATGACTTGCTGAATCCAGCATTCAAACTTGCATGCTTGTTAAGTGGATAACTTAAACCAGCCCATGCAACTGTTTGCTTAGGATTAGCATCATTCCAGTTTACACGTGTCTTAACTCCGGCATAGCCAAAGAAAGGTCCAACCTTAGTTCCTGTTGCTGCGCCAACAAGACCATATTGGAATGCACCTGAACCGTTAAAACCATTGTCATGACCAACACCAACGAAGGTGTGAAGTCCTGGCACAAAGTTTTTACCTGCGGTTGCTTCAAGGCTATTAACCATACCGCCGTTATCAAACTTCTGAGTACGTCCCTGCACTACAAAGTTCAAGCCTGCCATATCTTTACCTACACGTAGGTACTGAGCAGTACTCTCTGCTTTGGTTTTGCTGTCCTTAACTGTTTGAACATCTAAGTCAAAAAAGTTAGCGGCTTGAGCAGAGCCCATACCTGCAGCGATTAATAACGCAATTGCGAGTTTTTTCATTAGTTTATTCTCCTTTAAACATCGAAACAAATATTTATAAAGTCAAGGCCGTAATAAAATATAAGTTTATTGCTTTAACTGTACACTAATACAGCAAAATAGTCTACTATTAACAAAATAATTTAGCCTTTTTTAGGTTTTCGTAGTGACCGGTTGTTACTGCGTGTAATGATTTACCAGTCTGCAAATAGTGATTAACTACCTCTTTTGCTGTAGCAGGAAAATTATTAAAGTCTGATGTTATCTCAAAAATTTTCTTTTTGTTGAATTCTATTTTATCTTTGACTGTTTCGTATAGTACGCTTAGTTCAGTGGGTGAATACTCACATATACGTTTAATGTTTTCTATTAACATGTCATATCTTTGTTCAGTATCTAACACTGAATCAAATGAATAATCAAACAACTCATCATACAATTCTAGTCCCCAATCTTTCAACATTCTATGAAAGTATGGTGAGGCTGCAACAATAAAAGGTTTGCCTAGCATTAATGGTGTAATTGTTTTCTCTGTTACCCATCTAGCATCAGCACTAGTTTCACTTACTAGTTGAACAAAACTATTAAAATATTCTTCCGGTACTTTTCCGTGATGCATATCATTATGATAGTTGTCTGTTAAGCACATGATTCTAGGTTTAATGTATTTCCAATCATATTGAAATTTAGGCATCTGATGCCACGACACAGCACCTTTATAAATCAATTTATGTTTACCTAACAAATCTAAAAGTTGGCATCTCCAAAAGTGTGCCCTGTTCACCATCATGATATATGGGTATTTAAAGGTTGTATTGCTAAACTGCTTTGACAAATCTAAATTACCTAATGTTCTGTTGAGCCAAAAGGTAGGCCATTTTTCAACAGTAACATTCAAGTTCTTAGGTTTAATGTCGTAAAAATATTCTTCAACACTGGTTATAACATTCAACTGTTTATCTTTCTTTTTGCATTCTTCTAATATGGGATAAAAATTTAACATTTCCCAATAATAAGGCTCATGCATTGCAAAAAGAAAAATCTTATCAAACTTTTCCTTTTTTATACTTTCGTAAAAGTTTTCATTTTTTTCTTTATTGAACCATATGTCTAATATTGCATAGTTCATTACTTATATCTGTTATTAAAATAGTTCTTCAACCATTCCCATTCATAACTGAGTTTCAACTTATCAAATTGTCCCTGCACTTCTGAGTAGTATGCTAATGCATCTCTTGCACCGTCCAAACTATATTGAGCATACTCACCTTCTGCTTTGGATATCCAAATTTCTAATCTCTTGTCACTAATTTCAGTGCGATCCCATTGTAGTTTAATAACTTCTCTGAATGCAGTTCTCCATGTACTGAATGCATCTGTGTTATAATTAGCAACACCTGACAGTAACTCTACAACTTCATGTGGATCATCCATTGTAAAGTCTAAGCCTAATCCCTCGTTCTTCAACGTGAGATTCTTGTTGTACGCAATCATTGCTTGGTGTCCATAGATCAATCCATTAACAGGATTCTTTGCTTGGAACACATAATGCTTTGGTATTTGCATTCTATCAGGTTGCCAGTTAAAGTCAAACTTAGCACTGACTTTTAACTTAGCAAATACTGTGAATGCCCAGGTTGTGTTACTTGCTACTGCTGATGCGTGATATGCTTGCACACGACCATTTACGCCATCAACTCTAACAACTCTATTCTTTAGTCCTTTAGTAATCTTTAACAAGTGTTCGTAATTCTCTTCTGCACCTGTTTCGCCGTTACTTAAGAATACAATATCTAATGGAGTAGACATTGCAAGTTTAGATGATTTCTTAATATAAGGATAATCGTATAGTTGTGTCTTTACGTGATCCTTAATTTCAGTTGGAACTATAATCTTAGTAGCACCTACGCTTGTAACGATTATGTTCTTACTTGAAGGATCCCACAATGACATTGGTTCTACCTCTACTGTATCAATGTCCTTGTTGTCCTCTGATACAAGCACAGTATATGGGAAGTCTTGCAAGTAGTTAACAGCATTGCTATGTGTATCTTCATTAACAACTACAACTGGTGCTGGTAATCTCGTTGCTCTTTGTGCTTGATTGTAATTAACTTTATAGTTTTCAAGCAACTCAACACTACTGATTAACTCACGCAATTTGTTTACGTCTACAAAGAACGTGTCACCAAACTTTTGCTTTTCGCTAGGGAACACATGTAGATTATCCCTAGAGAACGGATCAATAATATAACTAAAATCAAATCCTTTATAATCACAAACACTACTGCAAATCCAAATATAATGTTCCTTTTTTGCAGGCAACTTATTAACTATCTGTTTTAATGTATTTAGGTAACTGGTATCATACTTGAATGTAGATACATCACCAATTGATTTAGTTTTTAAGTATTCAGCAATATCGTTAGTTTGCTTATTGCCATGATCAATCAACACAATATCATATGTGCATTTAGTAGCAAACGCTTTAATTTCTTTAACAAAGTTTAGATTACTTAAATGCTCAATAATCTTAATGTATTTTGTATCGACAGAGAATGTTTCACGATTGACCATGAATGTTGTTCCCCAATGACTCCACTGTGTACCGAACACGTGAACCATTTTAGTCTGCCAAGGGTTAGGATAGTATTCGAAATTGAAATTAGTATAATCTAGTTCGCTATTCAATACCCATAATAATGTGCTACTTGCACGATTACAACAACGGTTAACTGTATCAACCCAACTGTTTAGATAACGTGTCTTTTGTAACTTAGGATATCTAGCCTTAAGTGTATCAAAACGCTTTTGTGCCTCAGGATTTCCTCTGTCTACAAAGAACATATCTAGGTCATTAACCTTCTTTTGTACTTGTTCTTCTACGAAATTAAACTCTTTGAATCCCTTATACCATAATACTGCGTTAACAAAGTATGTTTGTGACTTGATACTTTCACTCTGACCAAACACGTGTACATATTGTGCTTGCTCAATATTAGGTCTCCAATCGAAATCAAATGAAGTATAATCAACTTCAGAACTCATTGCCCAAAAGATTTCAGTTGGATGCTCCTCAATCAAATCTTCTAGTGTAGTTACAATATGATATTTAGGATAGTCAACATGCTTTGGTTCTTCTATCACATTGTCTGCTGATAGTTCAATTCTGTTTAAGTAAACTGTTTCTCCGTTATTGTTTGGAGTAAGATACTTAGGACCATCAATAGGATCTTCTATCGTACCAAATTGATATATGTAAGGTGGTGCAGTATCATCTGGGTGCCAACTGAAGTCAAACTTAGCAGTGTTAATACCTACAGGTATTCTCCAATTAGATTTTCTAGTTAGTTTACGTGCTTTTAAGATACGCTTGTCAATGTACTTTACTTTAGTTGCTCCAGGAACTACATATCTTGGACCGCCGGTCTTTTGATGCTGTGTACCAAATTGATAAATGAACGGTTCATCTTCTGCATATGGATGCCAACTGAAGTCAAACTCTTTGACTGCAATATCATCTGGTACTTCCCAATTCTGCATATTGGGACCTACTTTAGCAACAACACCTTCTACATACTTTGTATTAGTTGCACCAGGTACTACATAACGAGGTCCGCCAGTCAATGCCCACTGCGTACCATATTGATATATGTACGGTGGGTCAGTATCATCGGGGTGCCAACTAAAGTCAAAGTCTGCTATGTCAAGGTTATCCGGTATCTCCCAATTCTTTTTGTTAGGTAGTGCTACTGCTTTAATATCTTCTACGTATTTTATTTGAGTGGCACCCTTAACAATATATCTTGGTCCACCAGTCTTTTGATGTTGTGTACCAAACTGATATATGTACTCAGGGTCTTTAGGATTAGGTCTCCAACTAAAGTCAAACTTTGACTCATCAATTAAGTCTGTTATCTTCCAATTCTTTTTATTGGGTTTAACCTTAGCAACAATATCTTGTACGTATGTATATTCTGTTGCACCAGGCACACGATATTCAACAGTAGATTCTAACTCTGCTCTGTTCCATTGATTACCAAACACATAGATATACGGAGGACTATTAGGATCAGGTATCCAACTATAATCAAACTCATCTTTATCTATAGGTATAATCT